AGGCGTCGATGGACGCATACAGACTCGAAATTATGAGGATAACGACGGTAAACGCGTTTTTGTTACGGAAGTAGTTGCTGAATCAGTTCAATTCTTAGAGCCTAAAAATAACAACGCAGAAGGCGCTACATCGAATAATTACCAAAGTGGGTCTAATTATTCAAATAACAACCAAACAAGCTCATATCGAGCTGATACGAGCCAGAAGAGCGATTCATTTGCAAACGAGGGTAAACCGATAGATATTAATCCGGATGATTTACCATTTTGAGCGAAAGGGTGAATAAAAATGACAGCAGAAACAGCGCTAGAAAATATTAATAATCTGAGTAAAAGATTAGCGAGCATCAGATTTATGGCTAATGCGATTGCAGAAGTCACAAACTACCAAATTAGCGAAATCGAACAAATGGGGGACGAAGAAATTGAGGCGAAATATACGGCGTACGTCATTAACGAAGCAAACGAGTACGCGAAGTAAATACAATGCGAAGAAAGTAGTTATTGACAATATAAAGTTCGATAGCAAAGCAGAAGCAGCGTATTATCAGCAATTGAAACTATTAAAATTGACTGGTGAAGTAACCAGTTTCGATTTACAACCAGAATTCACATTACAAGACTCGTTTAGAAAAAACGGAAAACTGTATCGAGCGATTAAATATAAAGCTGATTTTCTCGTTCGATACAGCGATGGACATGAGGAATTAATCGACATCAAAGGCATGTTAACAAAAGAGTTTCGAATCAAGCAAAAACTTTTCGAAATGCGGTATATGCAATCAATTAAATGTTTGAAACTAAAAGGCAAACAATTCATGGAGGTGTGAGAGATGGCGGTAATGGAAGTAACAGAGAACAAGGCTAGGCAGCGGGAGATTATTAGTTATATTACAAATAATGATTTACCTCATAACGAGCTAAAAGAGCTACAACGTGAGCTAAATCAATTGATGAACAGGAACACAGAGGAAAAGAAGAAAAACTTTTGGAATAAAACGATAAAAAGGTTTATTGGGAACAAACAATGGAACGACATTACAGTAGCTGAATTCGTTGAAATAAGACACGCAGGCGTACCGGGAGACGCGATTGCGGATTATTTTAAAATAGCTAGATCGACAATATTTAATTTCACACAAAGAAACAAAGAAGAATATCATCGCAGATTTAACACAGGGATTTATCACAAAAGTAAAGAATTCTGGAATGACTAAAAAGGGAATTTGTTTTAAATTGTTGGACGGGGGCGACTTTATGAAAAAAGAAGATGGCGTTTACACTCGCATAAACGGCGAAGAAAAGTTAATCACAAAACCACCAGAAAATGGCTTCGGAAAAACTACTATCACATGGAGCCATGGCAAACCTACCACTGCCGAAAGCGTACAAACAATAAAATTGAATAAATAAGTCTGGTCGAAAAAATCGAAGGGCGTCATGAACAGTTTAAATCTGTTGTGACGTCCTTTTTTTATTAATCATTGGGGAGAGTGACAAGAATGCAAGAATTAATTAATGAGTACAGAGGAGCTTTGCAAGAAACGAAAGATTTAAAAGCTAATCTGCAAACTAAAATCGACGCTAAAAAACGACCTCCATTGTTTGCAGGAAAAAAAAGAAATATTCAAGAGGTGCCAGAGAAAACAGTCATATCAAAACTAAACAGCATTATTGATAGTTTAGAATATTCGATTGACTGGATGGAACTAGGGCACGAACCAGAGCCGCGGAGAGCGATTCACAGACGTTCTAATTTACAAAGGGAGTTATGTGTTACTGATGTCGAAACTATGCGTCAGTGGTTCGTATATGAGCATGGGCTTGCGTATGATTTTGAAGACGATGAGCCGAAAATTTCAGAATGGGACAAAATTCGAATGGAAGACGCTATGAGTACGATGTCAACGCAAGAGAAAAAAGTATTTTTGTTAAAACATGAAAAAAATTTATCGTATTCACAAATTAGCGACGAGATGGAAATAAGCGTTCGTTCTGTACGATCTTATCTACATCGTGGGGAAGAAAAAATACAGAATCAAATTGACGGTAGCTTATTTTGCATGGCAATTTAGTAATTTTTGCCGCACACCTGCCACCTATATATGAGAAGTGAAGATGATTACAAAAATAAATCATATATTGAGTCTGCGCTCCACTTCTCATTTATAAAAAATACTCGTGGCGGAACAGGTAGACGAAGCACAGGATAGAACTAATGTGGCTAAGAAACGTATGTCTTAGCTTAAAACTCCTGTAAAACAAATTAATTAGTTCATGCAAGGTGCAAATCCTTGCCGAGTATATTATAAAAAACGAAGAAGGAGTTAATTACATGAGAGACATTATAAAAGCGGGGATAACTGAGGTAAAAGGAAAAGAGCCGGAATTCAAAATAAATATTGCTGGTTCAGAACAAGAACAAAGTTTTGCATTAGCCCAGATTCATTACATGAAAATAGAGCGGTTAGCTATGCTAAATGGCAAGACTTTTGAACAAGCTAAGAGTGATTATTTAGAAGCTCTAAGCATCATTGTAGGAGCAATTAAAGATAATAATTAATTAGCAAAACAAACACAGAATGTGAGGTGGTGGAAGTGAGTGGCTAGAGCAAGAAATCCAAATAGAGACATAGCAAAGAAAATGTGGCTTGATTCAGATAAGACAATGCCACTTGTGGAAATTGCCAGTAAGTTAAATTGTAAACCATCACAGATTAGGAAATGGAAATCGGAAGATAACTGGAGTGATAACGCCAATAGTAACGTTACGAATCAAAAGGAGCGTTACTATTCAATGAAAGGGAACGGGAATGCTAAGAACAATAAAGGCGGTGCTGCTCCTAAAGGTAATCAAAACGCACGTACACATGGATTGTACTCTAAATATCTTCCGGATGATACGATAGATATTATTAGTATGATGAATCAACAAGAACCAGCTGATTTAATTTGGGGGCAGATACAAATACAATACGCCGCTATTATTCGAGCACAGAAAATTATGTGGGTGGAAAACGCTGAGGATGAAACGAGAGTCCAGACACAAGTGGGGTTCGGGGATAGTGGTTCTGATAAATACGAGTATCAATTCGCTTGGGATAAACAGGCGAATTTTTTAAATGCACAAAGTCGTGCGATGTCTACACTAAGTGGGTTGATTAAGCAATTTATTGCGATTGCTGATGAGCAAGATGAACGCAAGGCTAAGCTTAATCAAATTATTGCATCAACAGATAATATACAGGCCCGCACAGCTCTTATTAAAGGCGCTGAAAAAGATACTACATTGCTTAATAAACTATTAGATGTTGCCAAAGGAGGAAACGGAGACCTTGAGTAAAATTGATGAGCTAGTATTTACGCCCAAACAACAGGAAACTATTACATTCCCTTTTCGGGGTGTGACGCTTGAAGTCAACGAAGGAACTCCGCGATCCGGTAAAACTACTGCCGATATCTTTAAAATGGCTTATATCTATTCTATTTCCGAAGATCAAAATCACTTAGTTGCTGCATTTAACCAAGAACAAGCCTTTCGCTTATTCATGGATGGCGATGGATTTGGATTGATGCACATATTCGGTAATCTTGCAGAAATGAAACACGACGAGCATGGGGATCATTTGCTTATACATTCTCCAAACGGTCCAAAGAAAATCTATTATAAAGGTGGCGGGAAAGTAAATAGCGTGGGTGCTATTACTGGTATGTCATTGGGTACTGTTACGTTTTTAGAAATCAATTTGCTTCACAAAGATTTTATTGAAGAATGTTTTCGACGGACCTTTGCAGCGAAAAATAGATTTCATTTAGCTGAATTGAATCCACCTGCACCGAATCATCCAGTGTTAGAAATCTTTTCTAACTATGAAAAGTCAGGTCGCTACAAATGGCGGCATTGGACTGCGAAGGATAATCCAGCTCTTTCAGAAGAACGGAAACAAGAAATATATAACGAAGTCAAACACTCCTCTTACCTTTTGCAACGTGACTGGTATGGTAAACGAGTTTTGCCAAAAGGTATTATTTACGAAACATTTGATATGCAGGAAAACCAAATATCCAAATTAGAAGGTCGTCCAATTGAGATGGTCTTTTTTGGTGATGGAGGACAACAAGATGCTACTGTTTGTGAGTGCTATGTAATTACAGAGCATGAGGCAGACGGACATTATAAATACAAATTGAATCAAGTTGCATCCTATTATCATAGCGGTAGGGATACAGGAGAAGTAAAAGCTGGTTCAACTTATGCCGTTGAGATAAAACAATTTATCCAATGGTGTATGAAAGAGTATGAAATACCAGTAAATGAGCCTGTATTTATTGACCCTGCCTGTCGTTGGCTGCGTGAAGAATTGGAAAAGGTTGGTGTAGATACAGCAGGAGCAGACAACAATGCGCATGATGTGACTGGTAAAGCGCAGGGTATTGAAGTTGGAATTGAGCGGATGCAGTCGCTATTAAGCGAAAGGCGTTATTTGCTTGTTGAACAACCTAACGATCAATATGACCATTATAGTTGGCTACAAGAAATTGGTATGTATGTACGCGACGAAAACAGCGGGAAACCAGTTGACAAGAATAATCACGCGATGGATACAAGTAGATACGCTACAAACTACTTTTATAGGAATTATGAAGATATATAGAAAGGAGTGATTAAATGGGTGTTTGGAGTGTAATGACACGCTTTATTAAAGGCTGGCTAAATGGAAAACCTAATGGAAGCGAACCGGAGTTAATACCAAAATATCTGCCGCTTATTCCAGATAATCAAAAAGAATGGAGCAAAGACTCCTATTTAACTTCGTTGTGGGCTCAAGGATATGTGCCAACAGTACACGATAAGTTAATGAACTCTGGAACAGGTAATGAGATAGTTGTTGTTGCGGCTGAGTATATATCTGGAAAGCCTTTAAGTATTGATGTAACAGGGGTTGATGGCAGTAAAGATGAAAACTTAACAAAGCAACTGAAAGAAGCATTACGGATTGATAATTTTGATAGTAAGAGCGTGAAAATTGTTGAATTAGCAGGAGGGAGCGGAGTATCCGCTGTAAAGATTAACATTTTAAACGGGCGACCATCTCTTAGCGTTCATAGCTCCAGTCAATTTTGGATAGATTTTAAAAACAATGAGCCATTTCGTTTTAATTTCTTTGAGGAAATACCCACAAGTAATAAAGCAGATATTTATTATTTAGTTGAAAGCAGAGAAATAAAACAATGGGACAAGGAAGGGAAAAAATTATCTGGAGGTTTTGTAACATATTCTGTTATTAAAATTGATGGCGATAAATCTACTCCTATTGGTGCGGAGAGACTACCAGAACAGATTACAAGCTATCTGTACACAAATAATATTCAATTGAATCATTCTGTATCAATTGGTTTAAAGAGTATGGGCGCGTATTTAATAAATAATAGCCCAAGCAATACTAGATACCCACATCTTAATCTCGGGGAATCGGACTTATCACAATGTACCAATTATTTATTTGCCGTAGATTACTTTTTCACTGTTTATATGCGCGAAGGTGAGAAAACAAAAACAAAAATAGCGGCTAGTGAGCGAATGTTTAGGAAAAAAGTTAATAAGAGCACAGATAAAGAAGAATGGTCCATGAATGTTGATGAAGACTACTTTATGCAGTTTAAAGGGACGTTGGATGCTGGTGCGAAGTTAAATGACATGATTCAATTCATGCAAGGAGACTTCCGAGACGGTAGTTATCGTGAAACGATGGAATATTTTGCTCAGAAAGCTGTTTCGAAATCTGGTTATAATCCCGCTACTTTCAATTTAGGAAACCGAGAAGTGAAAGCGACTGAAATTTGGAGTTTGCAGGACGCGACAGTGCGTAAAATTGAGAAGAAAAAGCGCCTTATTCAAAATGTTTATGAGCAAATGCTTTGGGACTTTCTATATTTGTTAACTGGCGGAACAAACAATAAAGAAAAAGCAATAATGCGTGATGAAATCAGGGTAATAATTGAGTTTCCAGACCCAATGTCGGTTAATTTGAATGAACTTTCTAGTACTTTAAACAATATGAACAGCGCATTAGCGATGAGTGTAGAAGAAAAGGTGAAATTAATCCACCCAAAATGGGAAGATGAAGAGGTTCAAGCGGAAGTAAAACGAATTTATTTAGAAAACGCAATCGGAGAGGTTCCAGACCCGGAAGCAATTGGGGGAATGGAAACGAAAGGCGGGTGATTAGATGAGCCATCACCATGCACCGGTGGATTTCGAAAAAGAAGCATCTATCTTACGAAACCACTTTAATAATGCCGAAATAGAATTGCTTTTGCTGATAAAGAAGCATGTTATGTATGGCGCTAAGAATCCAACAAAATGGAAATTTATTCAGCAGTCGCGTTTGATAAAGTTTAAAAGAGAATTGAAAGCACATATAAGTCTTTTCAAAGACGAAACGAGAAATAAAATAGATAAACTAACGTATAGTGTTTATCTTGATTGCGTGAATGAATACGAGGACGAAATGGAAGCCAGATATCAAACTAAGAAAGAGGTTGATATACAAAATGACGACTATTTATCTGAAAGTGATGCGCTTATCCAAATTTCGGAAGATATGGCTAATTATTGGCAAAAAACCGCGCCCTCCAAGTACAAACAAGTGGTTAAGGAAACAAAAGATAGCAATGGAGTTTTAAAATATGCTATCGCAACATCACTTATTAATGTTTTAGGTGATGGGATAAGAAATGTTATAGATCAGTCTGGAAGAAAGTACCGACCAGGAGCTTACATGGAAATGGCTTCAAGAGGTGCTTTTTTTAATGTTGGTTTAAATGCCATGAAACGCGTTCTTGGAAGATATGAGCACGAATTAGTTCAAGTGTCAGCTCACGTAAGAAGTTGTCCGCGTTGTGCTCCTTGGCAAGGAGAAGTGCTATCAGTTAACTACGAAAGCAATGAATATAAAACATTACAAGAAGCGGAAAACGATGGCTTGTTTCATCCGAATTGCCACCATTTTTTATATTCGTATTTCGAAGGTGACGAAACAGACGAGCCTATCCCATATGATGAAGAAGAATACGAGGCTCAAAGTAAGCAACGGTACTATGAGCGCGGCATTCGTGATTGGAAAACAAAAGATATACTTGCAGAAGGTCCCTCTAAACAATATACAGCTGGGAAAGTAAGGCAATGGGAAGAAGCTTTGCAAGACCATTTGAATAACAATCGATTCTTAGAGAGAGAATTGGATAGAGAAATTATAAAAGCGTCTAAATGAACGCTTTTTTTGTTTGGTTTGATATAAAAATCTTGCCTACCTGCCGGCAACTAATAGACAGGGATGGCTCACTCAGAGCTTAAAAAGGAGGAAATATGAAGAATTATTTACAGCGTAAGTTTGACATCCAACATTTTGCTGAAGGTGGGAACGATAAGAATTTTACCCAAGCAGAACTGGATGAAATTGTAAAGAATCGCTTAGCGGCTGAAAAAAAAGAAATTTAATGGAGAGATTGAAACCATCAAAAGCGCGCATGAGGAAGAAATCACGAAGTTAAACGACCAAATTAATCAGCTTAACGATCAAGTGGGCGAACATGATTCATCTGAAAAGGCATTGAAAAAACTTCAAAAAGAGAAAGACGAGGCACTATCAAAGCTGGATGAATATGTTCAGAAAGAACAAACGGCAGAGTGGCACAGTAAGTTAAAAGAAAGCGGCGTAAAAGAAGAACGTTACGAAGCGTTTACGAAGCTTTTTGGGAATGAAGAGCGAAATGACGACAACTTAGCGAAATTCGCAGAGCAATATCCGGAATGGATTGCAAAATCTGATGAAGGTAACACGCCTCCACCGATTGGGGCAGGACTGGGCAATGCAAGTGAGCCAAGTGCCACAGACCCATTCATTCAAGCATTAAATTCATAATTAGAAAAGGAGAGATAGCAAAATGGCTATTAACTATGTAGACAAGTACGGTAAGGAGCTAGACCAGAAATTAGTATTTGGCACTTACACAAATGAATTAGAAACACCTAACCTTTTATGGTTAGATGCAAAAACGTTTAAGATTCAAACTATCACAACAACAGGACTTAAAGCACATACAAGAAATAAAGGATATAACGAAGGTTCTGCTTCAAACACAAATAAATCTTATACGATTGATTTTGATCGTGATGTAGAATTCTTTGTAGATGTTATGGATGTGGACGAAACAGGTCAAGCGCTTTCTGCTGCGAATGTTACTAAAGAGTTTAATTCTCGGCATGCTGGCCCAGAAATGGATGCTTATAGATTTTCTAAGTTAGCAACAGTAGCGAAAACAAATAGTAATTCGGTTGCGGAAGAAATCACTAAAGATAATGTGTTCACAAAATTAAAAGCGGCAATTCGAAAAGTGAAGAAATACGGAACTCAGAATCTTGTTATGTATGTTTCGCCAGATGTGATGGCAGCATTAGAACTTAGTGATGATTTTGTTCGAGCTATTAATGTACAAAACATTGGTCCTTCATCCATCGAAACGCGTATTACGGCTATTGATGGTACACGTATTGTTGAGGTAGAAGCGGAAGATCGTTTCTATGATACTTTTGATTTTACTGATGGTTACAAACCAGCTGCAGGTGCTAAGAAACTGAATTTCTTACTTGTAAATAAAGGCTCTGTTGTCGGCGGCACAAAACATGCTTCTATCTATTTGCATGCACCTGGCTCTGTAGGACAAGGTGATGGATGGTTGTATCAATATCGTGTATACCACGACATTTTTGTGTTGGACCAACAAAAAGATGGCGTAATCGCTTCTACAGAAGTCTAAGGAGGATAGGAAATGCAATTAAAAAAAGAAAATGTCGTTTACAATACAGACGATGTTGTATTAATCAATCAATTGAAAATTGATGGTTTTGAAGAGTTCGAGTATAAAGGACCAGAAAAAGAACCAGAAAAAGAACCATCCAAGAGTAAAAAGGAGCCCAAAAATAAAGAGGGTGAGTAAATGAAAACGTATATTACACCAAGTGAGTTAGCTAGTCTAACAAACTTAAGTATCGAACCAACAGAAGCGGATAATTTAATAAAAGCCGCTTCTGTAGCAATTGACAAGCAAATTATGCCTAATATCGTAGACTTCGATAATGTAGATGATGATATTAAGCAAGCTGTTGCATGGCAGTGTGAACATATCAAGAAATACGGTGAGTTTATTGGCATTGGTAACTTTACACTAGGCAAATTGACCATGGGTGGTCAATCACAAAACTCCAACAACTTTATACCTGATGTTCCGGACAAAGTGATGGATTTGCTTTTATCTAGTGGCTGGCTTTATGCGGGAGTAGGTGGCTGTTAATGAGCTTTCAATTACCACCTATTCCAGAAGCTATCCTAAACACAGAAGTCACTATAACTAGTAATAGTGGGCGCGATGACTTTGGAAATCTTTTGCCAGACGCAATTAATAAATCAATGTTTCGGTATGAGTTTGAAAAGCTCATAAATAAAACAGAAGAAGGACTAAACATAAGATATATTGTTAACTTATTTTGTAACAAATTAAATTTTGTTGTGAATGAAGGAGACAATGTATCTTTTGTAATTCCTGGCTATTGTTTAATCAAAGGTGAGGTCCAGAGCGTATCTTTCCCGCCGAATCCCGACGGTAGTATACATCATTTTGAAATTGTCGTAGGAGAGGTGACAGAGCATGAGCTATAGTAGCTTTAAAGATAAAGTTATAGATGATATTCATAATAAGGCTTTATCCACGGCTGCAAAAGCTGGTAAAGAATTGGTTGAATTAGCACAGCCTGTTACTCCGATTTTGTATGGAGACTTACGACGAAGTTCGGATTTTAAAGTTATCATCCAAAAAAAATCAACTGTAGCTAGAGTGTTTAGTTTAACCCCTTATGCCCGCAGACAATATTATGAAAATCGTCGGAATCCACGTTGGTACGAAATGGCTGTAAGTTATGGAATTCAGAGTATTAACCAAATTGTAGAGGGCGGGATGCGTTTATGATTGAAGATTTGGTAGCACATTTCAAAAAAACATTCCCAGCTATAAAAACACTTGGATTCATTAAACAAACGGGGCTTGATTCAATGGTAGTAATTAATGAAGCACCGACATTTCAAAACAAGCAAGTACAAACGCAAAGTCGTGTTCGTGAGAGCATCGGCTTTTTAATTTATGACAAAAACACAATTCAATGCAAACGAACATACGATTTATTACGTAACTACTTTCTTTTAACAAACCCTTCTGAGCTGAATATCCAAAATCAGAAGGTAGTAGCAACAGATGTAGCAAGCGGCGGACAAGTCGATTATGACGATGATGGTCGTTTGATTTATCAACTAACAATATTATTTGAAAAGGAGATGTAAGTTAATGGCAACTTATGCAGTTAAACAATTAGAAATTTCGGTTAAAGATTCAGGGGAAAGCGGAGATGGTGTTTCGATTAAAGACTTAGAAACTTTAGACATTTCACTGAACTCAAATGTGGAACAATATACAACAATTGGTGAGGTATTTGAACGTGCAGTAAAAACAGGTGCTGCTATGGAGTTAGGTTTGGACGGGAAATACAATGAATCAGATCCAGGACAAAATGAATTACGTGAAACGTGGGATAAAGTTGGAGCTGAAGCTGAAAAAACAATTGTGGTTAAATTCCCAGCAGGCTCTAAGTATGAAATCACTGGACCAATCGGGATTAATGATTTCGGTGGTGGTGGTGCGAACGATATTGGTTCGTTTTCTGCCACACAGAATTCAAATGGTACGCCGGTTTTTACGCCGGCGCCTACCATTGAGCCAACAAGCGTAACGGTAGATAGCGCCTCTAAAACTGTAAAAGTTGGAGAAACTATTAAAATTACAGCAGGAGTACTGCCATCAGGCGCTCCACAAGATGTAACATTCACTTCATCTGATGAAGCAAAAGCAACGGTAGCTAACGATGGAACTTTAACAGGAGTTGCAAAAACAACGAGCGCTATCACAGTTAAAGTTAAGACAGTTAGCAAACCTTCTATTTTCAAAGATGTTTCAGTAACAGTAACAGATGCTTAAAAATATTAAGCCCTCACCTTGAGGGCTTTTACTAATTTGGAGGACAAAAATGAAATCATTTAATTTTGACGAGAATGAAGTAAAACTTCCTTTGGAAATTAACAAAAAAGTGTATTATGCGGACATTTCGGCACAAGCACACATTAAGTACAGTGCGCTTTTGGATGAAGCGCCCAAAATTTTAGGACAAGTTCTTGCGCCTAAACTAAAAGCTGATGAAAGTGATGACGAACATACAATACCAAATAATGAAAACATGCATGAATTGTTAATGACTATCACAGATGGGATCGTAGCGACAAATGATGATATTTTTGCTATTTTTTTCAGCAAAGAAGACAGAGAAGAAATCAATTCCAAAACACTGCCAACTAAAGTCTATGAGGGGCTTATTGAATACATTATAGCTAAATTATTTGAAAGCGATATGAGCGAGGAAAGTGACGAGGGGAAGCCACAGGAAAACAGTATTACGGAATAGTTGAAGACTTTGATTTAATCGAGTCTTCTTTTTTGTCGTATTACGGTATCAGATTGCGCAAAGAATTGTCAAATATGACTTTTTCAGAATTCCGGACATATCTAATGAATTTAGGTGGGGAAACACCATTTATGACAACTCTTGAAATTCGAATGACTGAACGAAGCAAAGTGCCAAAACATTTGCTGAAAGAAAAAATAAAAGCAAAATCGAATCATGTTAAAAAGAGGGTATTTTGAGGACGCTGCTTCTAATGAGGAAGGATTAGAAAAAGCTTTGAGAGCTAATAGCAAGCTGAAAGAGGGGTGAAAACATGAGTAAAGCGGGAGAAATTTATTACGATATAAAAATACGCGAAAATGGCTATAAAAGCCAGATGAACAAAATCGATAAGGATATGGATAATTTTGCGAAGAAAGGGCAAAAAGCATCTGACAATATCGACAAAATCAATAAGAAAAACATTAATGTTAAAGGTCTTGATTCATCTATCGTCAAAGTTGAACAATTCGGAAATATGCTTGAAAAGTCTGGCCAAAAGTTAACAAAAGCTGGAACCGCGATGACCGTTGGATTTACGGCGCCAATTGTAGCCGGAATGGTGAAATCAACTAAAGCGTATCTTGATTTTGATAATGAAGTGACAGAAGTTAACTCTTTATTACGAGAATCGAATGAATCTGCGAAAGAATTTGGAGCTCGTTACACGCAAGTCTTTGACTATGCGCAAAAAGCGAGTGTTAAATACGGTGTATCTTCAGAGCAAACCATGCTTGGTATGAAAGAAATGGTGAAAAAAGGCTATGACATCAACCAAACAATGGCATCCATGCCTGCGATTTTTAACGCCGCTCGCGCATCTGGTGATGAGTTTGAAACAGTTATGTCTGTTACAACATCAACATTAGAACAGTTCGGAATGATTTCTAAAGATACAAATAAACAAATGGAATATACAAACAAAGTCGCAGATGTATTAACTTATGTAGCGGATAAAACGGCTGCAGGCTTCTCTGACATGGGAACAGCAATGAATTACGTTGGCCCGATTTCACACTCTCTCGGATACTCGCTGACTGACACAGCCGCAGCTGTTGGCTTGCTTTCGAATCGAGGTATCGAGGGGCAAAAAGCAGGTACTGGTTTACGAGGAATGCTTACAAGTTTACTTAAACCTTCAAAATCAGCTGCAGAAGCAATGGCATCAGTTGGATTAACAATTGAAGATAATAATGGCAATATGAAAACTTTGCCAACTTTGTTGGATGATATTAATGATAAAACAAAGAAAATGACAAAAACACAGAAAAACTCTTTCTTGACGATGATTTTCGGACGCGAACCTCTATCGGCTGTCAATACGCTTTTGGAAGCGGGAGGCGATTCTCTACGTAAATATTCCAAGGGTGCTGATGAAGCAAACGGATATACTAAACAAGTTGCTGATAATATGCGAAAAGCTGGTAAGTTTGGTGTGGACCAATTTAAAGCTTCACTCGAAGTATTAGAACAGAACGTAGGTCAAAAATTAATGCCTGCCCTCACTCCAATCATCGAGTGGGCTAACAAAATGATTGATAAATTTAATGACCTTTCTGGAGAACAACAACAAAACATTATAAAATGGGCTGGAATTCTTGCAGCAACTGGTCCTGTATTAACGGTTGGCGGAAAACTAGTATCAATGACTAGCGGACTAATAAAAGGGTTCGCGGGGCTAGGTAAGATATTGGGATTGGGAAGTAAATTAACTTCTTTGGCAGCTGGGTTTGGGGCTACTACAACAGCGGTAGAAGGAACTAGTTTGGCAGCGGCAGGATTAGCGGGATCGTTTGGAGCGTTGCCAGCTGTCATTGGTTTAGCAGGCGCGGCTTTGATTGGTGTAGGAATTTATGCACTGGATAAACATATAAGCAAAATCGAAGAAAGCAAAGAGCGTATAAAAACATGGGGTTATGATATTGGTGCCGAGGCAGATAAGTCGATGGGTAAATTCAATGAATTTGCATCAGAGGGTAAGCTTGCACTAGATACCTTTGCAACAGGTGCGACAGATGACAGCAAGCGTGTAGTAACTGCATTTAAAAACATGGCAGATGAGATAAAGAAAAACACAGACGATGCGTTAAATGGTTTTAAAGCGTCATATGAAAAATTTTCTCCTGCAGTTCAAGCTATCTTAGACAATTCAATGAAAGACTCTGAGAAAAGAGCTAATGAACGTAAAGCGAATGTTAATGCTCAATATAAAGAAATTGAAGATATCTATAAAGCGGCTGCCGAGAAACACAGAAACTTAACTTCTGAGGAATCTAAAACAGTTAATAATATTTATAAAGCAATGCAAATTGAGCAAGTAGAGAGCTTGGGATTAAATGAAAGCAAGAAAAAGCAAATTATTAAAGCGATGAATGGTGAAGTTGAGTCTCTTAATCAGGATGCGCTTGTTGAACAATCGGACTACTTAAACAAAATAACTAAAAAAACAATCGACTCAACAAGTAAACAAAAGAAAGAGCTCAAAAAAGCATACGATGATGGACTGATTGATAAAAAATCCTATAACGATTCTATAAATCAAATGGATAGGGAACGCGATAGTACAGTGCGTTCAAGTGTTACTGCGTGGATTAAAACACAAGAACAACTATATGATAAGTTAGGTGTAAGTAGCGATGTAGCTCAAAAGAATATAAAACACGCGTTAGATGAAATGGGTTTAAGTTATGACGAATTCACTCGTAATGTACAAGAAGCTGCAGGCGGGGTTAGTGATGCTAGTAAGTTAATTGGTGATGGAGCAAGCAAAGCAGATTTAGCATGGAGCGACTTAGTTTTAGATCCTAAAACTGGGGAAGTAAAAACAAATTTAAATCAAGTTGTGCTGGATGCCGCCAAGTCTAATGAAGGTTGGAATAATCTGAAATTCATCATGAAAGAAGCAAAATTAACCACAGATGCAAAGAAAACTATTGCAACTGCAACTATTGAAAGTGGTCGTTGGGATAAGATGACTTTCAACGAAAAGAAATTAATTGTAAGTTATGAGGACTCTATACATGTAGCTAACGCATTGTCAGATTTAGGTGTTTGGGATAAATTGAAGCCTGAACAAAAAAGTATGATTGCGAATGCAGATACTAGCCTTGCGCTACAAAAAGCACTACAAGACATGGGAGTTTGGGACAAATTACCTCCATCTATGAAAACTTTAGTAGTTGATAATTCTGATGTGTTAAAAAAACTAAACTCATCTAAAGGGATGATTGTTGATTATAACGGTACAAAAGTAGATTTAAAATCATTGCTTGCAACAAATACAGATGTTAAAACAAAAATCGAGCAAGGTAAAAATGTAATTGTTGAGTATAACGGTCAAAAAATAAACCTTAAAAATCTTTATGCGAACAATAGGGATTTATTGAGTAAGGTTCAAGAAGGCAAAAATAATATTTATTCATACAATGGTACAAAAGTAAGCAAAAAAACATTTACTGCGCTTACTAATGCTGATACTGTTAGAGATTTACTTAATAACATGATTGCGGATTGGGGAAAAATACCTCAAAGACAACAAAAAGTTTTAGAAATTGCGTATAAAACGAACGGCAAGGCACCATCAGGTGTCCAAGGTTTAGCAACTGGAACAAATAACCATAGTGGCGGACCAGCTCTGGTAAATGATGCAAAAGGAAGCAATTACGAAGAAATGATTACTACGCCAGACGGTAATAGTTTTATTCCAAAGGGACGCAATGTTCTTCTTGATCTACCACGAGGTACTGAGGTATTGCGAGGGGATAAAACAGCTAAAGTTTTGAAAAACGTACCGCGTTATGCAAAAGGCACATCTAAACAAACTGCGTATGCCAAAAATGTAAATAATAAGATTGCTAATGTACAGACGGATTATAAAACGGGGGCAATTAATGCACAAGGATATATTAATAAGCTTAAGCAGATTAATAAGCAATATACCTTAAATGAGGCGCAGACACGTAAAATAAGGACTAATATAGCTGCTGCAAATAAAGAAATTAGTACGCAAAAAACTAAGCTTAATCAAGCAGTTAAATCATCTACGCAAAAGTACTATGATAACGTGAAAAAAGCTAACGATGAAGCAAAAGCAAGCATAAGCGAAGCTAAGAAGACATACAACGATGCTTTAAAAGCTAATCAAGAAAGCGCTTATAGCCAAATAAGTTTATTTGATAGGGCCAAAACAGATAAATACGCCGGTAGTGATTTATTAGCAAATTTGAAGACCCAGACACAGCAACAAGATGAATTTATCGCTTTAATAAATAAACTCAAAAAACGTAAAGTTAATGATGGCTTGGTTAATGAACTTAGAGAACAAGGTTTAAGTGCTACTGGACAAATTAGCGCAATCGCAAATATGTCTGATAAAGAACTCCAAGCATATCAAGCTGAATGGTCTAAAAAACATAAAAACGCAAATGCTATTGGATTAGATGGATCTAAATCTGAAAAGGCTACTATGGATAAAGCTATTTTAGCAGCTAATAAAAAAGCGACTACAGACATTGCAAGTGCAAAAAATACATGGTTAAAAGAGTTAGGGGACGCAAAACAATTTAAAACCGCTGGTTCAATTCTTGGTACTCAAACTGTTGCAGGGATTATAACTGGTTTTAAAAACATGAATGGTCCTTTACAAAAAGAATCATCAAATATAGCTAAAACAATTGAGAATACAATAAAAAAAGAACTAGATATTCATTCGCCTTCAAGAAAAATGGAAAACGAAGTAGGTTTTCAAGTTATTGCGGGAGTAGGCGTAGGCATGCGAAAAAATGCTAATATCATTAGCATAGAAGCAGCTAGAATGAGTAAAAATCTTACTAATTCGATTCCACGCATCGATGTTCCAGTGACACCAAACACACAAGCAATAAATGCATATCAGTCAGATAGCAATAAATTAGTGAGCAATCAAAAAAACATTGTAGCAAATGCACAACCTATTCAAGTGAATTTAGTATTACCGGATGATAGCAGTACGCCAGTCGCATCGTGGTTAATAAATGATATTGATACGCTATTAAACGCTAAAACAATTATATCGAGAGTGAAGGCAGGTGGTTAATAGATGTATGGACTAATATTTGAGCGACAAGATGGAACAAAGTATATCACTAGAGAAAATAAAGTCGATGTGAAAGAATTTAATGTTCCTGGTCCCAACTTCACAACGGAAAGAGTTTCCATGGAAACATTTGACGGTGAGATTGACATGGGTAGTGTTTTAGCAAAGCGAGATATAACTTTTCAACTAATCTTAGTATGTAGTAATTACGCTGAATACATCTTAAAAAGAAACGAATTCATTAAATTTATAAGTGGGAAAGAAGAAATTTATGTCATTGATGAAAGGCATGAAACGGTTCGTTGGCCAGTAAAAGTAGAGTCTTTAAACATTCAGCAAAAGGGAGGAGCACCAATCTGTGATATCGCGGGGACTTTTGTTTGCGCGCAAGGTCTTTCTGAAAGTGTAGGTTCTACTTTAGATGGGTTTAAATTTAGCAATAGAAAATGGAGCCTAGGACAAAATATCCCATCGTCTGAAACAGCAGAATATGTTTTTGATACAAACAAATTTAAGGTATATAACGCTTCAGATATAGCAATTAATCCAGAAAGATACCCTTTTATAATTCGCTATAAAGGGGCATCAGAGGGACTAAGGATAAATAATAAAACTACTGGTCAAGTATGGTCTTACAAAGGAATAACAAAGCGTACGGATGAATTGGAAATTAATCAAGTTTACTCTTTGCTTAATGGAGCCGGTATATATGGCGACACTGAAAAATCAACAATTGGTTTAGCTCCCGGATGGAATGAGATTGAAATCATGGGGAGTACGGGTCCTTTAGAAATATCGTTCGATTTTCGTTTTTATTATTACATGTAAAGAGGTGGAGAAATGTTAGAAGTTACAGATTTATATGGTAATAGTGAACCTCTTACTAATCATAGTATTTTAGAAAATAATTTCGAAATAAATACAGTACCTGATTTAAATTTTACAGTGTATAGAAAGTTTAACGAAAGAGCATTCGATATGATCACAGAAAAATGTGTGATTACTGAAGTGGAAAGCAAAGAAATGTATAGAATTGAGATGTTTTCATGCATTGGTTCAGGAGACACGATTGGCTATAATGTACAATGTCTTCACATTGTAAAGGATCTAAATAATAAGTTACTCACTTCTGAACTTAAGGGAAGCCAAACAATAAAGTCGTGTATGGACTTTATTGTTAGTGGGACAAAATTCACCTATGAAATTTTGGACTCTTTTTCTTCTTTTGATTTTGAAAGCCTTGGAAATGATTTTGCTTTGAATGTTCTTTTAAATAATATTTTAGTGAATTTTAAAGCAGAATTCGAAGTGACAAATTATCATATTGTTATTCGGAAAAAAATAGGTATTGAGAATGCATTTATATTTGCAGATGGGTTTAATATAAATAAACTTTCATTTACAAATGACAGTACAAACCTAGCAACTAGAATATCTGGAGATGGTAAATCGGGAGATAATGGTAATCCTATTGTTACAACTACGTATACGAGTCCGAACGCTGATATTTATGGCATTATTGATGCTGCTAAGTATAGTGATGATTCTACTACTACAGCAAATTTAAAAGCAAGATTAAAAGAAACATTGCAAGATGTTCCGGATATTTCTATTACTCTTGACTATGTGCAATTTACTAAAGGGAATATTCATAAGAAAAAAGTGGAGCGTGTCGGGCTAGGAAATGCAGGATATGTTCGCGGAAAAAATATTGATGTCTATAGTAGAATTCAAAAGATAACGCTTTATCCTCAATCAACTAAAACACCAGTTGTATCAATAAATAGTGTGAAAGGGACATTATCGAAAACATTAGCACATTTAAAAGAAGTAAAGAAGGGGGTTAAAAAATGAGAGATTTAAATAGATTAGACGATTTATTGCAAGGATATGAATTTATGAAAAAGATAAATGATAACTGGGAAATAATCGAGAATGGATTAAATTTATCTGATTATGAAATAGAACATCTGCGAAAAAGAATTACAAATTTAGTTATTGCATCCGGTGGTAATTCTAGCAATGAAGTTGTTGATTTAAGGGTTTCTAAGTTACAGAATAAAATATTTGAATTAGCGAAAGATAGATTAGATAGTGATTTAGATTCTCTTGCAGATAGTTTAAAGAACATGATGACGAGAATAACGAGTATTGAACTAACAAATGAGCAAGTATTGTATATGCTAAATCGTCTGTATGGTCTGGACGCTGGTTCAATTGAGGTCTATGTGGATTCCGTTTCAGGGGATGATACTACAGGGACTGGAGAAAAAAATAAGCCATTTAAAACAATTAACAAAGCTACCATGAATTTCCCACGTGTATTTAATAGTAATACATTACGCTTATGGATTAATCCTGGACGCTATGATGAAGATGTGATTATACCACCATTATCAGGTGTAACATTATATATTCTATCTTCTAATTATGAAACAGTTGATCCTGCGGCCGGTCCTACTACTTGTCAAATTAGAAGTATTTCAGTATCTGATACATCTGGATATATTTATATTGCTGGAATAGAACAAACAAATACTGCAGGGACTACAAAAAACTACTTTATCAAGGCTATACGCTGCGGATTTGTAAGAATAACAAAATGCAGAATGGCTTTTAATACTAAAGCAATAGACCCGTTCACGGCGGTGTTT